ATTTGGACTCATCATTACCAATGTCTTAATACCCCCGATATAATAAAGAAACAGGTGAAGAAGTTTACAAGTACTACTACTGTTCTAAACAAGGCAATTATATCAGCCTCGTGTGAATCATCGGATGCTTTCTCTCCTAGAGACATGCACCACAGTTTCCATATTTTTTTCATTATTCTCCTCATTTAAATCCGAATGGCAATATTACCTCGCGTGTGAATTGTTCATGTTGTTCAGTTGATGGATGGTCTGCTTTTCCTTCACAACCATCACACCATTCATACATACCTATAATGGGTAAAAATTTATCCCAGTTAACTAAATCTTTCAAGTGTTTTAGTTCTTTGTAGCCTGGCATCAAATTATTTTCGTCTGGAAATACTGGGTCTTTCATCCAAGACATGAAGTATGGTATACCACATTTGTCTAAAAACCATTGTGTTCTTAAAATATGTTCTAGTGAACTAATCCACCCAAACATCTGTTCATGTAAATGTGTGTAATATACATCACTTTTTTCAGTCATCCAATGTGGATTAAGAATTTGCCAATGTTTACTTTCTGGAATAAACCCAGTTGGATTTTCAACCCACCCACTTACATTTTCAAACAATGGTTCTTTTGACCACACTTCATGTCTATCTGTACCAGACCACATAACTCCAACTTTAATATCTTCATCTAAATTTTGTGATACTTCGTATATGATACCTCTACTAATTAAACCATTTCCCTGTGACCCCATTGCTTTTGATATGAGAGTTGCACCAAGTTCTTCTGACAAATAGTTTGGCCAAGTCTTAATATGTTTTTCCTTTTCCTCTGGGAAAGTCTTCACATAATCTTGGTCGGTTAAACTGAAACTACATCCTGCTGTTATTATTATCATCTCCAATGCTCCAATAGTTGTGGGTCTGCAAGGTCATCTTGTTTTGTGTGTCCCCTACTTTCATCTTCAAATGGTAGTAAGTCAATGTTAAATACACAGAGTATACAATTGGGTCTGTATATTCCTACATTTAAATCATCCTCATCCCAAGACCGCCCGCGATTATATGAATATGCCATGTGTGATGGAAAGTAATCCCATAGTTTAGCACCATACTCACCCCATCTCCATGAGTGGTAGTTATCTGTTCCATCTGTATATGTGAACCATATCTTTTCTTGATTCTCTAACACATCTTCCCAGATAGGTTCACATTGGTCATCACTCCATACTTGACAACTTCCATTCGTGTACGCACCATGTGCTAGTTTAAACTGTCTGGTCTGCATGGGTTTCGGGTCTTGCCACCAAGACCGCATTTTAGTTGGTTGTTCTGTATTGTAAGTTAGAAGTGGTGTAATATCATTCTGTATAATTACATCCAAATCAAAGAAGATGAAGCGTCCTGTCGGCTTATCTGGGCCGAAATTGTGAGTATTAAAAACGAAAGTTTTAGGCCTGTCCCAACAACGAGCCATACCGTACTTAAACTCGTCAGCGCCGAACCAGTATTTAGGATGGATGGTAGGGATATCGGGAAATGGTATAACCTTAATATCTGGTAATAGTCCCTTATCATTGTCGGTATAACAGTAGAAATGAAAATCCATTGTCGAAGGTGTATTACGCTTAGACATGCTATAAAGACGGTTAACAAAGTGCGGGCCATATTTTTCTCCCCATTTACTACAAACTACATTAACTCGCATGGCAATCTCCACAATTTCTGGTACAAACGCTGAGGGGTTTCCTCTTCAAGTGTTGACTTATATTTTCAAAGTCATGGTTATAAATTATCTCACCGATATTAAATTTCGTTGCATCATTATACTTGAAATTGTATGTATAGTCAATAGGATGATACGGAAATAGTTTGTGTTCCATTACATCTCTAGCAATGTACGCACATGGGAAAAGGTTGCCTTGCGAATTCACATAAAAATATTCACTTTTCCTCGCGTCACACCATACTGGTTCCTTCTCTTTCATCTTAGGTTTCTTGGTTCGTACTTCCTCATCTTTCTTGAACCGTTTCAATGTTTCCAGACTTACTGGAATATCACTAGCAATACTATCATTTACCTTTATTTCATTCTCGGTTGGTTGTGTAGGAAGTACATGCTCAACCCTATCAACAAAAGGTAGGTCTTTTATATATGCCTTGAATGTCTGTACGGTGACTGTGCAGCCTAATTTTTCTTTAAAATACCGACAAATGGACTCAATTTCGTCACAGTTTGTCGGGTCTGTGATTTCACACATAAATGTAACCCATTGTAACTTAAAGTTTTCAACTACGGTCTTGAGAGAATCTAGTGTATGTTCTTTTCCATTGACAAAAATATCATTAAATTCATTACCTGTATCATTTTGTTTCGTAGATAGTTGTATTAATGCACCTTCTGGATTACCATCATCATATAGTCCTGTGTATAAGTCACTATATTGTTCTCCATGCATTTGAAAATACTTGACAAGAGTGTCATTATCTTTTACACTATCTTGATTTATAATAGATATGAGTTCTTGTTTGGGCATGATGTTGTATAATCTTTCAAATACTTTCTCATAATCCTCTTTGTAGAATAGTTCTTTTAGATTTTGCAAATAGTATTTCTTGTATAGGGATTGTACATCCTCAGTTGATGCATCCCAAAATACTCTTTGCATCCCATGTTCTTTAATGTTATCCATAACATCTTTTTTAATACTTGGTAGTGTGTTCTTATCCCACAGTCTTTTGTACAACGCGAAACATTGTAGGAAACTTATGTTCCAGAAATATCTAACAGGCCCTAGTTCTTTCGCTTCTTCAAACGCGGTTAAGTGAGACTTGTATATGTACCTTTGTTTGTACAAGTCATATATCTCATCCGCATCTTTGTTCCAATATAAGGACTCATCACCCTGTAATAATACAGGGTCATCTGGATAGTCAGCGAGAAACTTTTTATGCATTGAAATCATATCACCAGAGTCATATAGTTCCTTTATAATATCTTTGTGGTGCGGTTCTATTTGTCGTATAAAGATAAGGTCAGATATCTCTCTTTCCAATTCTGGTACATGTACCTTCACTTCAGAAATTGTACCTTTGAAATATTCATCCAATTCTGGGAAGTCCTTTATCATTTTTTCTGATAAAGATTGTAAATCATTTGTTTCAATAAGTTCTTTTATATCTGATATTGTCTCTTTGTCCATATAGTTTTCTTGTAGCATACTATCTGTTAAAGATTCAAATCCAATCCACTCGCGTAATGTTTCAAACTCTTTTGAATATTGTTCCCAATCTTGTTTCAATTGGGGTAAGTCTTTGAGGAATTTTTCTTCTAGTGTATCGTAGTCCTTGGTACGCAATAGCTGAGATATCTTATTTGTGTGTTTGTTTTTATCAAAAAAGTTATCTGGGAACTTGGGTAACCATAGTCTTTCAAATTCTGTTTTGCCATGCCAATGTATGAGTAGGTTATAATCTCTCAATTCATGTGGTTTTAAATTGTTTTTATTTTTCCCACCAACCGATGCTTCAAATATACAAAACTTTGAATTTTCTCTGTACAGGTGTTGCGTGACATCATTAGGATGTTGTCTCCCTCTATTATAGGAGTATACCCATTCACTTGGTAGGAACGACCAATAGTTATCGCCTACTGATTGGTGTTCCCTGTATGGGTAGTAGTTGTCGGTTCCTTTCCAAAAGGTTTTAAACACGGTGTCCTTGTGTTTCATTACATCGTTGTAAATCTTTTCCCCTTGGTCAGTACACCACAACATGACACTAGAGTTATATAATGTGCCACGCATATCTGTAAATCTTCTATCGTTGAGAACATTTGGATTTTCCCAATTAGAATAAATCATATGTGGAGTTTTTGATAATTCAAATATGTCATCTATATTGTTTTGAATAATAACATCCAAGTCTAGATAACAGAATGGGCCTTTGGTTTTTAACCAATGGTGAGAATTGAGAACAAGAAACTTAGCTCTATCCCAACAGAAGTTTTCTTGACCAAACCAATGCCGTGGATGGAGAGGGTCTACATTTGGAATAGACCTAATCTTAATATCCTTGTGGATTCCTTCTGGTTCGTCTGTGTAGCATATGAACTTAAACCTCTTGGT